CCAGTACCAAAAGTTCCTGTTGTTCCTGCTGGTGTGTAGTAAAGAGCACCTGATGTGCCAGATAAACATGTAACGGCCATGAGGCTGCTGTAGAAATTTACCTATAGATTAGCTCAAAACCGTGGCAACGTAAGAAGTGTCTATTCTTCCCATAAACATAGGAGGAGTTTCAGTCGCTGAGAAACTAGGCCCATTAATTGCTCCAACCTTGAAATACGTTCCAGTAGTTCCTTTCGTTCCATTATTTAATGTCTCTAAAACATCTACTGCTGTAGTTAATAATGTTTGATTTCTTGATGGCCCATCACCTTTCTTAGTGAAGACACGAATAACAATTGCTCCTCTAGCGTTATCAACACTAGAAGTTAAAGTTGGATCGTTTGTTAAGCCAAAAGTAACATTTACCCTTACATATTCAGTCGTGCTATTAGCTGGTGCAGCAGTAATGTTGTCAAAAAAGACAGGAACCGCAGGACTTAACGCTCCAAAAGCAGTTAACAATGGGTTCTCAACTTGTGCTCGAATACTTTGATAATTCATTTAAGTCGTCCTTGGGTTCTACGTTTTGATTCGTTTACAGCTTTATCCATCTCTATTCTAATTGCTCGATTAATTTCTCCTCCTTGGATATAAGTAGGGAACCAATCAAGTGGTGCAGTTCTACTTGACATCGAATTAGGATCTCCTCCACCAATATCACCCCTTTTCGCAGGTCGTTTTCTTCCTGTGTTTGCAGTATTACTTCCTTTAACAGCTTTTCTGCCTTTTTGCGTTTGAGGTTCAAGACCCCACAAAGGATTTCTATATGATCTTCCTTCTATTTCATCCAAGGCATAAGCTTTATAAGGAACACCTGAAAAATTTTGGGGAGAATTATTATAAATTTCAAAAATAATACTATCTTTTAAAAATTGAGAAGAAAGAATTTCTCGACCTGAAACTGACGGTCTTTGTATTCTTCTTGGTTCTCCTCCTTGACCAGGGCTAGGACAAGTAAAAGTTTTAGAAGGTGTTTTAATCACCCATGAATTAGAAAATTTTCCTGACCATGATGGCCCTTTATCTTGTAAATCAGTTACGATTTGAACTGCTGTATTAACTGGGCCACCAAATAATAAAGAAGGAACTATACGATCTAAATCTTTAGCTAATTGACTAAACCCATTAAGTTTTCCAAGCATTATTGCGGCCTCACGATCAATGTATGAAATATAGGATTATCTCCTCTTGCTGTCTTGATACTAATAATTTTTCCTTCTCTAGTAGCTCCTGCTTGTGGATATTGAACACGATCTGCTTCCGTAGGATAATAATCTCCTAATTCTGCCGATCCAATTACCATTTTTACGTCTGTTGTTTGATATAAACCATCATCTTCACTTGAATTTAAATTCGTAATAACTCCTTTTACCGTTACATTTGTGTCTGATCCAGTAACAGCTCCTGTTGTGGGGTTATAAGTCTTTGGTGTCGTGGACTTTATAAAAATAAAATCCTGCCCCCATGTATTTAAAATACTCGCTGGTACTTTTCCAAATACATCATCAATTTTTGCCATAATTAACCTCTTACCACCCGTACTTGATAGCCGCCAGCTCCACCAAGACAATAAGCACCAAGATAGGACTGAAGCCAAGGATACACGTCAAAAACATTGTTCACGTTCCCAGTAGCAAGACTAGCTTCGTTGTATTTCACCTTTAGTTCACCCATTTCGACTTCTTTTGCAACACCTTCTGTTCCTGTATTGCCTGTCATCGCATCCGTATCATTTGCTAACGCTCTTGCTAATTCATACTGTGCATACTTGATTTTTGCAGGAATTAACGTACAAGCAAGCTCAACATCATCAACTTGAAAGTTATTTCTAGGCCATTTTAATGCTTGTGCCTCGTCACATCTATCACCATAAAAATTAAGACTATCAATCCAACGACATGCAGAAATTAATGCCCGATTTTTTTGATCGTCTGTTTTATTTGTCCACGTTGAATCATCAGGAGAAGTTTCAAAGT